GTCATCAATAACGGTGAGCTACCTGATAAGTATCTACTTGATGGAATGGAAAAGTATCAAAAGCTAAACATGCAGATTATGTCAACGATTGAAAAGCAGAGTCCACAGGGTGATAGTCTCAAAGAAATGATTCAGGAGAAGTTGGCTCGATATGGTTGAGATGAAATATTTTGATAAATATGCTCAGCTGGTCTACTCAGGTAAGATTCGTGTTTGTGAACTTACGATGAAATCGATTAAACGTGTAGAGAGGTACAAGGAACAATACATCTTTAAACAAGAAGAAGTTGACAAACGGATTGAGTTCATTGAGGAAGAGTGCAGCAACACTAAAGGTCTTGCTGGCAAGTTACGTTTGGCTTTACCTCAGAAGGTTTGGCTAGAAACAACGTGGGGTTTTTATCATACAGTTGAAGTTACAAAAACAGATCCCGATACACTTGAAGAATATAAAGATTTTGAAGAAAGGCGTCTCATTCATGAGGTGCCTATTATTGTACCTCGTGGTACAGGAAAAACCACCCTTGGTTCTGCCATTGGTGAGGTTGGTCAGATTATTGACGGTGAGTGGGGTGCTGATATTCAGCTTCTAGCTTACAGTCGTGAACAAGCTGGCTATCTGTTTAATGCTTCTAGAGCTATGCTGTCGAACGAAGAGAGCTTACTACACTATATGCGTGAGGCTGACATACTACGGTCAACTAAACAAGGTATCTTGTACGAGACAACTAATAGTCTTATGTCAATCAAGACTTCCGACTATGAAATCCTTGATGGTACTAATGCTCACTACAATATTTTTGATGAAGTGCACACTTATGATGATGACTTCATCAAGGTTGTGAATGATGGTTCGAGTCGTAAGCGAAAAAATTGGATAACCTGGTATATCTCCACCAATGGAACGAAACGGGACAAGCTTTTTGATAAATATTACAACATCTGGGTAGATATTCTTGATGAAAAGATTGTCAATGATTCGGTCATGCCTTGGATTTATCAGCTGGATGATGTTTCTGAAATTCACAATCCAGATATGTGGCAGAAAGCTATGCCTTTACTTGGTATAACGACTGAGAAGGAGACGATTGCCAAGGATATTGAAATGAGCAAGAATGATCCAGCACAACAGGCTGAGCTGATGGCTAAAACATTTAATCTCCCTGTTAATAACTATCTTGCTTACTTCAGTAATGAAGAGTGTAAGGGTTGGTTAGATAAGTTTGATAAGAGTTTGTTTGTCGGAAATGAGGAACGGAGTGCTCGCTGTGTACTTGGTGTTGACTTGTCGGATGTCAATGACATTTGTTCGGTCTCATTTATGGTGGTGCGTGGCGAAGAGCGTCAGTATTTGAACAAGAAATTCATGCCACGTCATACGATTGAAGGACTTCCAAAAGAACTAAGGGACAAATACGCTGAGTGGGAGCTTAGTGGACAGCTTCATGTTCATGAGTTGGACTACAATGACCAAGCCTATATTTTTGAAGAGTTAAGGCAGTTTATGAGCGAGAATAGAATCTTACCAGTTGCAGTCGGATATGACCGCTGGAATGCAAAAGAGCTTATTCGATTAATTAATGACTACTATGGAGATATATGTCACGACATTCCACAAACGGTCAAGAGCTTATCCAATCCTTTAAAAGTGTATAAAGAAAAAGCTAAGATGGGGAAAATCATCTTTGACGATCCTGTGGCAACTTGGAACCATGCAAATGTTCGTGTTAAAATCGATGCGAATAACAATGTAGTTCCAAATAAAGAAAAGGCAAAAGAAAAGATTGACGTATTTGCTAGTCAGTTAGATGCTTTTATTTGCTACGAAAATTTCAAGGAAGACTTGAGTTATTATTTTGATTGAGGTGAAGAATGAACAAATATATAAATAATCTAAGAGAGGTCTTTGCTAGGATTTTCAGACCAAGTAATAGAAAATCCACAAGGACCTATTTACAAAGAAATTTGAATTATTGGAGAAGAAATTCGATTTACTTAGATAATATCTACAATAAGATTTCAACAGATACTGCACAAGTTCGATTTAAGCATGTGAGAATCACTCGAAATCCGACAGGAGTTGATAAGATGGAGTGGTTTGAAAATAGTGATCTTGCAAATGTTTTATCTTTCTCTCCAAATCCTCTTGAAATACCAGTTGTATTTTGGGCAAATGTAACAAGAGCTATGCTGAAAGATGGTGTTGCAGTCGTTGTTCCACGTTGGGAAAATGGTCGACTGATTGAAATTTGGCTTGCAAAGAAAACAATATCATGGACTGCAGAGAGAGTTGAAATCATGATTGATGATGTAGAGATTGAGCTACCTCTTAGCGATGTCTGGGTTTTTGAGAATCCTAAATTAAACGTGACAAGTCAACTAAACCAAATCACAGAATTAATTGATATCAACCTTGATGCGTTAACCGAGAAGTTAGGCAGAGGGAATTCAAAGTTGAGAGGATTCTTAAAACTACCAACTAAAGCAGCAGATGAACATTTGAAGAAACAAGCTAAGAGTCGAGTTGATAGCATGATGGAACTTGCTGAAAATGGTGGCATTGCCTATCTCGAGCAAGGTGAAGAGTTTATGGAATTAAACAAAGATTACTCAACCGCTTCTAAAGAAGAAATGGAGTTTCTGAAATCTCAACTTTATCATGCTCATGGGATTAATGAAAAATTGTTTACTTGTGACTACACAGAAGAACAATATAGAGCTTACTATTCTAGCGTCATGAAATTATATCAACGTGTATTCTCTGAAGAAATTAATAGAAAATATTTCACGAAGACGGCAAGGACACAAGGAAACAAGCTCTTGGTCTTCTTTGATATGGCTGACATGATTTCATTCAAGGATCTAGTAGAAGGTGGATTTAAATCTAAATACGCAGGTTTGATGAATTCAAATGAATTCCGTGAAACCTATCTAGGGCTTCCAGGATATGAAGGTGGAGAAGTATTCGAAACCAATCTAAATGCAGTCCGTATCGAGCCGAGCGAAAGTAATTAAAAATAGGGTGGGCGGTTGGCAGAAATTTTAAGAAAGGAGGTAGGCTATGGAAAAGTTAAAAACCTTTGTCGTCAAGTCAGTTGAGGAAGAGTCAGCTGACTTTCACTTTGAGGCTTATGCCTCCACCTATGGCAATACCGACAGAGATGGCGATGTGATGGCCAAGGGGTGTTTTGACAATACCCTGAAAACTAAGGCCGTCGTCCCTATGTGCTTAAATCACGATCGCAATCGTGTCATCGGTAAGCATGAGCTGTCGGTAGATGAAAAAGGTCTGCGAACACGGTCAACATTCAATCTAAGCGATCCAGAAGCTAAGAAAACCTATGACCTCATGAAGATGGGGGCACTGGATAGTCTGAGCATTGGATTTTTTATTAATGATTATGAGCCAGTTGACGCTAAGCAACCTTACGGTGGATGGATTTTTAAAGAAGTTGAAATCTTTGAAATATCTGTCGTGACCGTGCCAGCCAATCCTCAAGCAACCATTGATAATATTAAGGGATTTGATATGTCTGTGGTTGACAAGCGAATCGCTCAGGCGAACATGAAGCAAGATATCATGAGTAAACTTGCAACAATTTAAAAAAGGAGCAAAAAATGAAAACACTAGTCGAATTGATGGAAGAACGACAAAAATATGCAGATGAGTTATCTGAGATCAAATTAAAAAAAGCTTCAATCGAAGAGAAATTGAAGTCAGCAACTATTGGAGAAGAAGAACTTGCACAGTTGAAATCGGATGCAGAAGAATTGGTACCCAAAGCAGAGGAACTCAAGAAAACAATTTCTAAGTTAGATGTTGAGATTGAAGAAAAAGAGGATAATCTCAACAAAGCTGCTAAATCTATCAAGGAAGTACAGAAAGGTAAGACACAAATGGAATACTTAAAAACCAAAGAATCTGCACTTGATTTCGCTCGAATTCTCATGGATAACGAAGGAAGCTCAAACAGTGCCCGTAAAGCGTGGGAAGCAAATCTGGTTGAAAAAGGTGTAACTGATATTAACAAAATCTTACCTGAACCAGTATTGATTGCAATCCAAAATGCATTTAATGATTACGACGGTATCCTGAACCATGTAACCAAAGATCCTCGTTATGCAGTACGTGTTGCACTTCAAACGAAACAAGCAAAAGCTAAAGGCCATCAGAATGGCAAAACAAAGAAAGATGAATCTTTTGTATTTATCGATTATACAATCAACTCTGCAGCTGTCTACATCAAGTACAGTTTTGAGTATGCTGACTTGAAGAAGGATACAACAGGTGCTTACTTCAACTATGTGATGAATGAATTAGCACAAGGCTTTATCCGTGCAGTTGAACGTGCTGTTGTTATCGGCGATGGTAAAAATAGTGATGATGATGACAAAATCACTGAAATTAAATCTATTGCAGAAGAAACACTTGATCAACTATTTGATACACAAGAAATCAGTGTTGACGGGGAATTTGACAGTACTGTTTTAGAAACCCTCGTCAAAGGGATTGATAAACTTGCTGCAAATACAACTCCAATTTTGGTAACTTCAAAAACCATTGCCCGTAAACTTAAAATGGTTAAGGATGGCGAAAAACGCTACATTGATCCACAACCATTCGCACCAATTTCACAAACAGGAAATGTCATTGCTGGTTACCAAGTATATGTCTATGACTGGATGGAAGATGCGACTAACCCAATTATCGCATTTGCTGACAAGGCTTATAAGATGATTGGTGATGATGTTTCTGCTGATCGCTTTGAAGATTATGATGTAACGATGAATCGCCGTCATATCGAACTTGCTAGCGTGCTTGGTGGCCGACTTGGTCAGTACAAATCAGCTGTGAAATTCACAAAAGGTTGATTTTAAATAGAAAGGGGAGTCTAAAATGACAATCCTTAACCAAATTAAAGAAATGGTTGAAGTTGATGTCGAAGAAGAAATCTTTGACACTCAATTTTTAAGCTACATAAATAGTGGGATTTCATATCTAACGAGAAACAACATTCCTATCAATCGCATCGATAAAGAAAGCGAATTGACAGAATGGAATGAGATTGAAGAGGATGATAAAGAAACAATTTTAGATTGGTTACATTTGAGATGTGTTCAGAGATTTGATAAATCCTTGATGACAGGAAATTCAACAACAAGGAGCTGGATTGATGAAGAATTGACAAATATTCTTTATCAATTAAAAGCTATTTACGGAGTTAAATCATGAAATCATCTAGAGTATCAATCATACTTTGTTACGATGAGCGTACAGAGGTCGAAAAAGGTGTTTTTGAAAAACAAGTTGTAGAAAAGAAAGTCAAAGCTGAAAAAGAGAAGATCTACCAACGTAGACTTGATAAAGCTTTGGCAGATGGTCAAGTTTTGACAGCAAGATTTCGGATACGTTCTAACTATGTGACAGATTCCTTAGACTACGTGAAGTACAAAGGGAAAGAGTACAAGGTAAATGTTGGAACTGAATCTGATGATGACCACTACACGATGATTGCATTAGGAGAATTGAAATAATGGCTAAGAAGTTCTTCACCAGGCAAGAAATTCAAGAAATCCTAGAAAAAAACACTTTAAAATCAAAAGTGTTCTATATGGAACGTGAGGAAAAGTCCTCTCCTGACAACGTTATTCTTTACTATCGTTTAACTCCGGGTAGTAGTATTACTGCTGATGACACAGTACACATGAGAAAAGTGACTATTCAAATCAGTCACTATCACAAGAAGAAATTAGACAGCATTGAGGAATTGATGTTGTCTAATTTTATGTGTGAACCTAGTCAGTTGAATCTAAAACAGCCTGATACAGATTACTTACTTACAACCTACAGAATCGAGGTATTCACAAGTGGGAAGTGGTAGCGTTAATGTGAAAACATTAAAAATCGATATCCAGAATCAAGTTTTAGAAATCATAGAAAAAGCAGGAAAAAGCACCGCTGGAGACATTAGAGACGGAAGTCCTAGAAGAAACGGAGTATATGAAAAAGGATGGACTCACGAGACCATTGAAGATATCGCTGTAGTATATAACAATGGGAAAGAGAAGTCGCTTGCTCACTTGTTAGAAAATGGCCATGCAACAAAAAATGGTGGATTTGTAGCACCTCAAGAACACATCAGACCAGCATACCTCAAAAATAAAGAAATCTTTCTCAATAATATGAAATCAATAAAAATCAGACCAAATTAAGGAAGGAGTCACAATGACTTATAAATATGACACACGAGAGGTAACTCATGGTAATACCACGGGATTCTTTGCCAAGATTTCCAAAACAGAATCTGGCACACTCGATTTAAAAAAACCGTATCCATTTACAGGATTGCGAAAAACATCTTTTGAAACTTCACAAGAATCAAATGCATACTACGCAGATAACGTGGAGCACGTCCGTCTTCAAGGTAAGAAATCAACTGAGGGATCCATCACGACTTATCAAATTCCTAAACAATTCATGATTGATCACTTGGGTAAAAAGCTGACAACTTCAACTCCTCCAGCGCTCATCGATACTGGTGTGAATGCGAATTTTATTTGGGGATATGCTGAAACGGTTACAGACGAGTTTGGTTCTGAGGTTGAAGAGTTCCACATCTGGACCAATGTAAAAGCATCAGCTCCAAAAGGCAGCACTACAACAGATGAAAGCTCTGCTACACCAAAAGAAATTGAAATTCCATGTACTGCGTCACCCAACAATTTTATTCTAGATTCAGATAAAAAACCTGTTTCAGAAATTGTATGGCGTGATACAGACAAGGGTGTTGTCCGTGCTAAATTTGATAAATTGTTCGCTTCAAGTACCCCAATGAAATTGATTGATTTTATCAATGAAGCTTTAGGAACAACAGCCATCGTGTCAGGAGGATAAAATGATTAAAAAAGAACTATCATTCACAGCGTTTGATAGTTATGGTGAAGAAAGAGAGTACACTGTAACAGTGCGCTTTCTTTACTCTTTACCAGCTATCAAGATGTATGAACAGCGGACAGGTCGCAACTTCTTTGATGACAACCAAAAAGCACTCACAGCTTACACACAGCTTGCTCTTGCAACTGGTGTAAATGGTCGTTTATCTGCTTTAACTGATGAAGAAAAGGTCAAACTAATGCCATTACTTATGGAGCCAGATTTCATGAACTTCCTAACTGAAGTCATCCCTTGTCTGTACGGTGAGGTTGAGAATGGTCGCTTGGTACAGAATGAGCTGACTGCTGAAACAGCCTCTCTTGCTCCTTGGTTTGGTGATTTGATTGATATTGGTTTTTTTTCAGACCTCTTTTATGAATTTAACCGAAGTAGAGCAAAGGTTCCTCAAGATAGAAAAAAGCCTCAACAGAAGTCATAACTTCTGAAAAAATTTATAAGGTTGTTTTTGAAAATCGGATGGATGTTTTTTGGGCAGAAAGTCAACACTTTAATTATCTGATGGGAACACTACATCAGATGAGTATCAATGAAAATGAGAAGAAAACTTTATCAAACGCAGAATTACTAAATGTAATGTCTGACTAAAACTGAAAGGAGGAAATCTATGGCTGAAACATTTGAAGGCTTATATGTCAAATTTGGTGCTAATACTGTTGAATTTGACAGATCTGTAAAAGGTATCAATAATGCTTTATCT